ACGTTGAGCAACTTGCCCGGTGGCTTGAAGTCCCGTGGCTTGCGCATCAAGGGTGACGACACTCCGATCGCTCCCGGTGAGTTCCGTGATGTGGACGTGCCAAGTGGCTCAGTGCGTGACAACATCATGCCGCTGCCATACAAGGAGCCGTCGCAAGTTCTGTTGGCCCTGCTGAACCAGATCACTGATGAAGCTCGCCGACTGGGCTCTGTTGCTGACATGAAGGTCAGTGATATGAGTGCCAATGCGCCCGTAGGCACAACACTGGCCATCCTTGAGCGCCAGTTGAAGACCATGAGTGCGGTGCAGGCTCGCATCCACTATTCGATGAAAGAGGAGTTCAAGCTCCTCAAGGCCATCATCCGCGACAACACCCCGGGCGAGTACGAGTACACACCTGCCGGTGGCGACCGCAAGGTCAAGCAAGAAGACTATGACATGGTGGACGTGATCCCTGTGTCCGACCCGAACAGCGCGACCATGGCCCAGCGGATCATGCAGTACCAAGCGGCCATTCAGTTGGCTCAAGGTGCACCGCAGATTTACGACTTGCCTCAGTTGCACCGTCAGATGTTGGAAGTGCTTGGCATCAAGAACGCCGACAAGCTCGTGCCGATCGACGACGACATAAAGCCCAAGGACCCAATCAGCGAGAACATGGGCTTCTTCAACGGCAAGCCCACCAAGGCGTTCATCTTCCAAGATCATGACGCCCACATCGCTGTGCACACCAGCTTGATGCAGGACCCAATGATGATGGCCAAGATGGGCCAGAACCCACAGGCCCAGCAGACTATGGCCGCTATGCAGGCGCACATCAACGAGCACCTTGCCTTCGTGTATCGCAAGCAGATCGAAGAGCAGATGGGCGTCCCGTTGCCCGATCCGAACGAGAACTTGCCAGAAGATGTAGAAGTGCAGCTCTCCCGCCTTACAGCTCAGGCCGCGAGCCAGCTCTTGCAAAAGGACAAGGCGCAGCAGCAAGCTCAGCAGGCGCAGCAGCAGATGCAAGACCCTCTGGTCCAGATGCAGCAGCAAGAACTGCAGATCAAGCAGCAGGAGTCTCAGGTCAAAGCCCAGAAGGTCCAAGGCGAGTTGGCCATCCGACAGCAAGAGATGCAGCTCAAGGCGCAAGAGATGGCTACACGCTCAGGCGAAGACCCACAAGTTGCAGCCGCCCGAGCCCAGCAAGAGATGCAAATCGCGCAAGAAGAACATGCCATGAAGATGCGTATGGCAGAGCAAGAGCATCAGCAGAAGATGCAGTTTGAGCAGCAGCGTGACGCTCTCAAATTACAGTCCGACCTGATGAAGTCAATGACCAAGCCGACTGCTAAACCGTCGGGAAGCAAAGGAGAGTGATGGACAGCCAAACACTGGAACTGCTCAACAGAAAACTTGAAGAGCGTGTTGTATCTCTTGTGAATTTTATGGCGGACGGCGGGTGCAAATCCTACGACCACTATAAAGAATTGTGCGGACATATCCGAGGTCTCCGGGCCGCACAAGCTGAATCCGGCGACCTCGTGCGAAAACTGAAAGAGTATGACAATGACGACTAACTTTGATGTTCAGGCGGTGGACCTATCTGGCCTTCTCAACAAGCCCGTTGAGGACAAGGCCAGACAAGTTCCAGACCCAGCGACTTTCCATTTACTGTGCATGCTTCCCGAGGCGCAAGAAGAGTACGAAGGCGGCTTGCTGAAAGCTGGCCAGACGATGCAGTTTGAAGAGCTGCTGTCGCCCGTGCTGTTCGTGGCCAAGATGGGTCCCGATGCGTTCAAAGATGAGAAACGATTCCCCAGCGGCCCAAGCTGCAAAGTGGGTGACTTCGTAATCGTCCGACCGAACACCGGCACGCGGATGAAAATCCACGGCACTGAGTGGCGCTTGATCAACGACGATTCTGTCGAGGCGGTCGTGCAAGACCCTCGCGGCATCCAGCGCGTTTAAGGAGACACCATGGACACAAAAGAATTTGAAATAAAAGACAGCATTAACGTGGAAGGCATCACAGCCGACCATGTTTGGTACAACGCAACTCGTCTGACGCAAAAGATGAGTTTTTGGGAACTTGATTTTAAAAAACTGGTTCAGACCATGGAGGATCGCCACAATGAGCACCTCAAAATAATCCGTGATTTGCTGGATGAGCGGGGCTCTTTAAGGCGCGAGTTGGCAACTTTAAAGGCTAAGGAGTAATCATGGCTGAAATCGACAAAACCGAATTTACATTTCCCGATGAGGCGGAAGAAAAACAATCCCGGGCAGGCTCTAAAGTTGTAGAGATTGAACCGGAAGTTGAAATCGTCGATGACACCCCTGAAGAGGACCGCAACCGCACGCCAATGGCCGAGCCTCCGAAAGACGTGACCGACGACGAGTTGGCCAAGTACGACGAGGGCGTCCAAAAGCGCATCAAGCACTTCACCAAGGGCTACCACGAAGAGCGCCGCGCCAAAGAAGCTGCTCTGCGCGAGAAGGATGAGGCGATTCGCATTGCCCAAGCCATCGTGGAAGAGAACAAGAAGCTCAAGGGCTCCTTGAACAGCAACCAGACGGCTCTTATCGAGCAGGCCAAGAAGAATGTGGCCAACGATCTGGAAGAGGCCAAGCGTAAATACAAGGCCGCTTACGAATCTGGTGACTCCGATGCAATGGTTGCTGCTCAAGAAGAGCTCACTGATGCGAAGATGAAAGCGCAGCGTATTTCTAGTTTCCGCCCAACCCCTTTACAGGATCAGGAAACTAATGTACAAATGCGCCAACCAGAGGCAGAAGTGCCGCGCCCCGACGAGAAAGCTCTTCGGTGGCAGGAAAAGAATCCGTGGTTCGGATCAGACGAAGAGATGACGAGTTTTGCGCTTGGTTACCACACCAAACTCATCAAATCGGGTGTTGCTACGAACTCAGATGATTACTACGAGAAGCTTAACTCTCGTTTGAAGCAAGTTTTCCCGGATGCGTTCGAGTCCGAGAAGACGGAGGATGCGCCCACTCCTCCAAAAAAGTCGAATGTTGTCGCACCAGCAACACGTAGTACTGCGCCCCGCAAGGTCGTACTTACCAAATCGCAGGTCGAAATCGCCAAGCGGCTCGGGGTTCCGTTGGAACTCTATGCTCGTAAGGTTGCGGAAGAAATGAGGAAATGAAAATGACGGAACAACTTCGTACCAAACGTGACCACGAAACCCGGGCTACGACTGCTCGCCTCACAAAGTGGGCACCAGCGCAGCTTCTGCCTGACCCCCACCCGGAGGCTGGGTATGCTTATCGTTGGATTCGTATCAGCACAATGAACGCAGATGATCCGCGTAACATTTCGTCAAAACTACGCGAAGGATGGGAACCAGTAAAAGCTTCTGACCACCCAGAGATTCAATTGTTCGGGGAGACCAACGGTCGATTCCCAGATTCAATCTGTGTTGGCGGTTTGTTGCTTTGCAAAACACCTGTGGAGTTCGTTGAACAGCGGAACGCGCATTATGGCCAACAAGCCGAATCGCAGATGCAGTCAGTGGACAACACGTACATGCGCGATAGCGACCCACGTATGCCGCTTTTCAAAGAGCGAAACACCAAGGTCACTTTCGGCAAAGGCACTTAACTTTTTTGGAGTCCAAACATGGCTTACCCCACCGTTTCGGCACCCTACGGCCTGCAAGCGATCAATCGTATTGATGGCATGCCGTACGCAGGTGCAATCCGTCAGATTCCCGTAGCTGCTGGCTTCGGCACCGCCATTTTTGATGGCGATACCGTTGTGATCAACAGCGATGGTTATCTCGTTAAATCCACCACAACTGACTCTGGCAACATTGTTGGCGTGTGCATGGGTGGTCAGTACGTGAATTCGAGCGGCCAAACCGTTCAAGGTCAGTACATCCCCGCTCTGGCATCTACGTCCACCAATTTGGCGCTGGCCTACGTTGTGGATGATCCAATGGCTCTGTTCAAGGTTGCTGTTGTGACCTCTGGCACCACCATGGGCACCGCTGGCCGTACTGTTGTTGGCTCGAACCTTGCGCTCGTCCTGAACGCTGGTAACACCACCACCGGTAACTCTGCTTTCGCCGTCACTTTGACCGGCGCTGGCACTACTGCCACCATCCCAATCCGTGTGATCGACGTTGTGCCTGAGACAGCTACTGCTGCTGACACATACACCGAGCTGTTGGTGAAAATCAACACGCACCAGTACAACAACACCACTGGTGTCTAAGGAGTAAATCATGGCTATTTCACGCGCACAACTGCTGAAAGAACTGCTCCCCGGCTTGAACGCTTTGTTCGGCCTTGAGTACGCCAAGTACGGCGAGCAGCACAAGGAAATCTACGAGACCGAGACATCGGAGCGTAGCTTTGAAGAGGAAACCAAGCTGTCTGGCTTCTCCGCCGCTCCGGTGAAGAACGAAGGCGCTGCCATTGCTTATGACAATGCGCAGGAAGCTTGGACTGCACGTTACACCCACGAAACCATCGCGATGGGCTTCTCCATCACCGAAGAGGCCGTGGAAGATAACTTGTACGACAGCCTCTCCAGCCGCTACACCAAGGCTCTGGCCCGTGGTATGGCTTACACCAAGCAGGTCAAGGGCGCAGCCATCTTGAACACTGGTTTCACCGCTGGCGTCACTTACGGCGACGGCGTGACCTTGTTCTCGACAGCTCACCCACTGATCTCTGGTGGCGTCAACAGCAACCGTCCTGCCACAGCAGCCGACTTGAACGAGACTTCGTTGGAAAACGCCGTCATTCAGATCGCAGCTTGGACAGACGAACGCGGCCTGCTGATTGCAGCCAAGCCAAAGAAGCTGGTGGTTCCACCTGCACTGCAATTCGTTGCAACTCGCTTGTTGGAAACTGAACTCCGCGTTGGCACTGCCGACAACGATATCAACGCCATCAAGAACAACGGCTCCATCCCCGGTGGTTACACAGTCAACAACTTCTTGACTGACACCAACGCTTGGTTCCTGTTGACTGATGTACCCAACGGTCTGAAGCACTTCGTCCGCTCGCCTCTGGCGAATTCCATGGACGGAGATTTTGACACTGGAAACGTTCGCTACAAAGCTCGTGAGCGTTATTCTTTTGGTGTCAGCGATCCGCTCGGCGTCTATGGCTCTCCCGGTGCTTAATTCGGGAAATTGAAGAGGGAGCTTCGGCTCCCTTTTCTTTGGCGTACAATTACCGGTGTCGAAACAGGAGACATCATGGACACCACAAATTTACTCAAGACCCGAGCTGAAGCTAAGGCGACTGGGGCCAAGTATTACTTCACTGGAGAGCCCTGCAAGCATGGGCACATTGCGCCACGCAAGACCAAAGGGGCCTGCGTTGAGTGCCTGAAGGTTGAGTGGGCGCAAGCCTTAGAAACCAGAGCCGAGTACTTTAAGGAGTACAACAAGTCAGAAGCCGGGCAAAAGGCGAAGAAGGGGTACTACGAGCGCAACAAAGACGCCGTGGTTGCTGCGGCACAAGCCCGGCCAGATGGGGCAAAAAATGCGTACAAGAAAAAACACAAGGAAGCCAATCCAGACTATTACCGCTCGCTGGTAAGCATGCGCCGCAGACGCTTCCGTGACGCCACGCCTAAATGGCTGTCGCCCGAGCAGCGCATGGAGATACGACTGAAGTACAGACTGGCGATTGAGCTGAGCCGAGCCACCGGCATCCGGCATGCGGTAGACCACGAGGTGCCAATCCAAGGCGAAGAGGTCTGCGGTCTGCATGTGCCGTGGAACTTGCGGGTCATCACCCAAGAACAAAACCTGAAAAAGTCCAACAAGCTCGTTGACCCCCAAGAACCTGCGTGATATATTGCCTCAACCCCGGACTATCCGGTGTATCTGACGGCTCCGGGCCGACGACATGCAGACAGATGCACCTCAACTCGCATGTGAGGAATCATCATGAGCAATACGACTTTTTCGGGCCCAGTTCGTTCCGAGAACGGCTTTCAAACTGTCTCCGTCAGCGCAACCACTGGCGCTGTTACCGTTACCGGCACCTTGGGTCCCGCAACTAGCGTGGACAGCGTTACAGTTTCTTCCTTCGTGGACCTGCCAGCCATCCTGACTGCCGCCCTACCCGCCGCTGCCGCTGGCAATGCTGGCCAAGTTCGCTTGATCAGCGACAACGGCGCTGGCAACAATGAGTTTTGCTTGGTCATCAGCACCGGCTCTGCTTGGGTTACTGCCGTCGGCGCTGCCCTGAGCTAATCAACCTCTGGGGCTTCGGCCCCTGTTTTAAAGGAGATTGATTATGTCGATGCAATCAGACGTTAAATCGCAACACGCGTCAGTTTCGGGGTTGATGATTTCATCTCGGACCCGCTTAAAAGGCGCAACTATTTTTCCGCTTTCTGGCGCAACAGGTTATTCGGCTTTTGTCGAAAACACCTCAATTGCTGGCACGTACACACGCACTACAACCACTGCAACCGTGACTGCGGCAGGCCACGGCTTGTCTACTGGTCAGTGGGTGTACTTGGACTGGGACTTGACCGACAACCCCTACCAAGTGACTGTGACAAGCCCCAACGCCTTTACGGTGACTGTGGCTGATACGGGTGCCGCCAGTGGTAGCGTTACCGTGTACAACAAGATGTTGCTTCAGGCTGATGCCTCAAATGCCACGGCTTACACCATCGTGATCCCCGGTCAGGGCATCTTGGCGGACCAAGGCATTCGCGTGTTCTTGGGTGCAAATATTCACTGCACAATTTTTTATGGCTGAAGAGACACGCCCCATGGATGTTGCAGGTCGCAAACTGATGATTGCGATCCCTGCCTACGACGGCAAGTTGAACATCAAAACCTCCTTTGCCTTGGCCGATCTTGTGGTCAAGGCATCGCGGTTTGGCGTTCAGGTGCAACTGTCGCACCTGTCGGGCTGCTCTCTTATCACCAAGGCCAGAAATATTCTGGTCGCCAACTTCTTGGAGTCGGACTGCACAGATTTTCTGTTTGTAGATGCCGACATCGTGGTGGACGCCGAGTCAGTTCTTCGCCTGCTGGCGCTGAGCACCGGCAAGGACATCACAGCCGGGATGTACACCCGCCGAGCTGAGGACCGCAAGTTCTTCTTGGACATCTACATCGACGAGAACAAGACGCTTGAGTTTGATGCAAACGGCATGCTGCGCGTTGAGAACGTGGCCACGGGCTTCATGATGATTCAGCGCCATGTGCTGGAGAAGATGGTGGCCAACCACCCTGAGTGGACGTACCTCAACGACTTCTACAACCGCAAAGAGAGCGCCCTGTTCGACTTTGAGTTGACCAATGGCCAGTACGTTGGCGAGGACTACACGTTCTGCAAGCGTGCTCGCGCAGATGGCTTCACGGTCTTTGTGGACCCTGAGATCACCCTGCCGCACGTTGGCTCTCAGGAGTACCACCGCAACTTCAAAGAGGCCGTGTTGATGCCGCTGATTGAGCAGCACTGCACACCCAAACTGAAAGTCGTCAATGGCTAAGAAGACCCCATCCCTTGCAATCGGTCGTGGTGAGAAGCTGCCTGCATCCAAGGGTGCTGGGCTGACAGCCAAGGGCAGAGCTAAATATAACGCCGCCACCGGCAGCAACCTCAAAGCCCCGCAGCCGCAGGGTGGCAAGCGCAAGGACTCGTTCTGCGCACGCATGTCAGGTATGCCCGGCCCAATGAAAGACGAGAAGGGCAAGCCCACTCGCAAAGCCGCGTCACTGGCGCGATGGAAGTGCTGATATGGAAATGATGGTCTGGAACCTCGTGCTCACCGCAATTGTGGCCATGCTCGGGTTCATCCTGAAAGAAAAGTTTGCCGAGATCAACCGTCTTGGCATCCTGCTCAACCGCACCCGCGAGGAAGTGGCACGGGATCACATCACGCGCTCGGAGTTCCGGGCCGACATGCAACAGTTGCTTGACCGGTTTGACCGGCTTGAGCGCAAGATTGACAACCTGCGAGGCAATAATGCCCAGCACGAGTAAAAAGCAGCACAACTTCATGGCGGCTGTGGCCAACAACCCAGCCTTTGCGAAGAAAGCAGGCGTCCCACAGTCAGTGGGCAAAGAGTTCTCCAACGCGGACAAGGGCCGCAAATTTTCAAAAGGTGGCGATATGAAAGAGTCCAAAGAGATGATGAAAAAGGAAGTGGCTTTCATGAAAAAGAAGGGCGCTCCCAAGTCCATGGTCAAGCATGAAATGGCTGAAGCCAAAGGCTACAAGGCCGGTGGCTCGATTGGCACAACCAAGATGGGCTCAGTGAAAACTGCCGCTCCAAGCCGTGACGGTATTGCTACCAAAGGCAAGACCAAAGGCACCATGGTCAAGATGGCCCGTGGCGGCAAAACTTGCTAAGGAGTTGACATGAGCCCAGCAGAAAAAGAAGCCCGCCGCATGATGGCGGAAAAGAAGGCAGACGAAGCCAATGAAAAAGCCTATAACAAGGCGGCAAAGACACCTCCGTCTGAAGACCCTCGTGATGGCGTTCGTGGCCAAAAGGGCTACGCCAAAGGCGGTGTAACTCGTGCTGATGGCTGCGCGACCAAAGGCCACACCAAGGGCAAAATGGTCAAGATGGCCATGGGCGGAAAGACCTGCTGACATGCTGGCCAGCCGTGGTATGGGGGCCATCTCCCCCTCCAAAATGCCCAAAGGCGTGCGTAAAGCTCGCCGGGATGACACCGACTTTACGCAGTACGCTGAAGGCGGTAAAGTCAATGCGGCTGGCAACTACACCAAGCCCGAGCTGCGCAAGCGGATCGTGTCGCAGGTAAAGTCTGCTGCAACGCAGGGCACCGGGGCAGGCCAATGGTCGGCCCGTAAAGCTCAGCTTGTGGCCAAGAAGTACAAGGCCGCTGGCGGCGGGTACAGGGACTGACATGAAAGCGCCCCAGCAATCCCTCAAAGACTGGGGCGACCAGAAGTGGCGCACCAAGAGCGGCAAGCCGTCGTCAAAAACAGGTGAGCGCTATTTGCCGGAGAAGGCGATAAAATCGCTCAGCCCCGCAGAGTATGCGGCCACCACAAAAGCCAAGCGTGCTGGTAAGGCGGCGGGCAAACAGTTTGTGGCCCAGCCCAAGACCATCGCAAAGAAAACAGCAGGTTTTAGATAATGGCAACATCAGGCACCACAGCGTTCAATATGGACCTCACGGAGATCGTGGAGGAGGCGTTCGAACGTGCTGGTGGTCAGTTGCGCACTGGTTACGACCTTCGAACGGCCAGCCGGTCCCTGAACCTGATGTTTTCGCAGTGGGCCAACCGTGGCCTGAACATGTTCACGTATGAGCAGGGGCTCATTAACTTGATCCCCGGCCAAGCGACATACAACTTGCCCGCCGACACCGTGGACCTGCTTGAGCATGTGATCCGCACTGGTGCTGGCAGCGCTTCGACGCAGGCCGACCTGACCATCACTCGAATCAGCGTCTCCACCTACGCCACGATCCCTAACAAGCTGCAGCAGGCCCGGCCAATTCAGGTTTGGATTGAGCGCTTGGACACGCCTCGCATCACGGTTTGGCCAATCCCAGACAACTCACAGCCCTACGTGTTCGTGTACTGGCGCTTGCGCCGCATGCAGGACGCTGGCACGGGTGTGAACACCATGGACATGCCGTTCCGTTTCTACGAAGCCATGACGGCTGGCTTGGCCTATCACCTTGCCCTGAAGATTCCCGGCGCAATGGAGCGCTTGGGTGTCTTAAAGCAGCAGTACGACGAAGCGTGGGATTTGGCCTCATCGGAAGACCGCGAAAAGGCGGCAGTCCGGTTTGTTCCTCGTGCGATGCACATTGGAAACGGTGGCTACTGATGTCCAACCGGTTTGCAGCAGGCCACAAAGCGATTGCCATGTGCGATAGGTGCGGGCAGCAGTTTAAACTCAAGCAGTTAAGAACTGAGATTATTAAACAGCGCAAGTACGAACTTTTGGTTTGTTCTGAGTGCTACGACCCTGATCAGCCTCAGTTGATGCTTGGCACGTTCCCTGTGGATGACCCGCAGGCGCTGAGAAACCCACGCAGGGACACCACCTACGTGACATCTGGCCTGAATGACGACGGCAACCTGTCTGGCGGCTCTCGGGATATTCAGTGGGGATGGAACCCAGTGGGTGGATCAAGGTCGTTTGATACGCTCCTGACACCCAACACATTGGCGTTGACTGTGCTTATCGGCACGGTGACAATATCGGTATCGTAAAGGAGTCTGACATGGACGCGAAAAAAGCAGTGGGCAAACACGAGGCAAACATGCACCCGGGCATGAAGCCGACCAAGCTGGCCAAGGGCGGCAAGACCAATCTGCAGATGAAACAGCTTGGACGCGGCATGGCCAAGGTCATGAACCAGCGTACATCGTCTGCACCCAAGGGGAAATGACATGGCCAAATTCAGTCAAAAGATGATGGGCAAAGAAGTTGGCCAAGCCAGCGTCTACGCCAAGCCGCACACCATGGACGGCAAGTCTGTAAAGGCCTCCACCAACCCCGGCAAAGAGCCGAACCACAGCCGCGTGGATACGGTGAACATGAGTGTGGGCGCGTTCAGCAACAAGCCTGATGGCATGGGCACCAAGACCAGCGGCATCAAAATCCGTGGTACTGGCTGCGCCACGAAGGGTGTTATGGCCCGAGGCCCGATGGCATAAAGCATGAACTACGCCGAGCTGAAGATCAACATTGCTGACATCTGTGAAAACGAGTTCACAGAGGAGCAGTACGCCATGTTCACGCAGCAGGCGGAACAGAAAATCTACAACACGGTGCAGTTGGCCAACTTGCGCAAGAACGTCACTGGCACGTTGACTGCGAACAACAAGTATCTGGCCGCGCCGAATGATTTCCTGTCGGTGTACTCGTTGGCCATCTACCCGGCTGCAGGCGGGAACTACGAGTTCCTGCTGGACAAGGATGTGAACTTCATCCGTCAGGCGTACCCCAATCCGGCTACCACCGGCAAGCCCAAGCACTACGCCATCTTCGGCCCTCAGTCGAGCGATGTAAACGAGCTGACGTTCATCTTGGG